TTCAGCATACATTTTTTTGAGCCTTGCATTCTCAGCTTCTAGCTCTTTTAAGCGAGTAATCATCGAGGCATCCATACCACCATATTTTGAACGCCACTTATAAAATGTCGCCGAACTAATCCCATGCTCTCGACATAAATCGGTCACTTTCACGCCTGATTCATTCTGCTTTAAGATTGACATGATTTGTGTGTCTGTGAATTTTGATTTTTTCATAGTTAATTTCTCCTAAGTAAATAATACGAGAAAATTCTACTTATAGTCGGTATTATTTTTAGGGAGGATTACAGATGAATGGAATACCTCAAAGGAATACTTAAGCCAAGAGTACAAAGCCCAAAAAAAAGAAGGTGAACAAGATCTTCATGCATGGGTCGGGTTAAATGGCGATATTATTATAGACTTTGCTCTCCCCGAAAGACTTTGGGCGAGATTTCAATACCCTCAGGATATTTATTTCCCAGTAGGATATGCTGGTTTTTTCACAGATGTATTAAATATACAGTATAAACCTATCCTAACTGGATCAGATTTTTTTACTCAAACCAATGTGTATAACCCTCTAGATTGCAAACTTCAAAGACTATTTCAACGATGGTTTAAACCTATTAATTTTAATAAAATTACCCTCCCTTAATTATCAAGGCTACTAAAATAGTATTCAATAGATTTTTAATGTTATCCCTTTATTTTTAATCCTCTATGTTTAAGTTTCTTCATGAACTATATTCGATACTGGACGCGACAAGTCGCCGAATCGGTTCATGATAATTAGACTAATTTAACGTTACAATTACAACAACGCTGTTGAAATTTAATCCAATAGCGGTTCTTTTTAGATGTTAAGCAAGTATAAAAGTTCAGTGTACTTTCTTCCGGCTCCACTACTTGTCTCATACTCAATTCGCTTCACATTCTTATAGTCAAAGTAGAGATTTATCAAGTCATCAGTTTCTGACTTAGTACTTGAAAATAACAATGCTTTTTTACCCTCCAAAGAGGATAACAGTTGCAACATCTCCTTTAGTTTAAAAGGCTCATTCTTTCGAGAATAACCTTGTTGATCTGTCATGATGTAAGGAGGATCACATAAGTAAACAGTGTCCTCTCTCGTTTGACATTGTTCAAGTAACTCCCTGAAGTCTTTTTGAACCCTTGTTACTCCTGATAGATAATCAGTTGCATCTAATGAATTTTGGGTGACTCGGACATAAAACGTTCTTGAAATGAGGTCTTCATAGCTATGAGCATAGTTCCCACTAAACAATAACCAACTACTAATTGTTATCCAGTCAGCCTGATTGTATTTTGCTAAATGAAGATCGATCTCTTTAATAATTTGTATCTTAATATCGCTATCAGCTCTTTTCATAGAGCGTTGATATTTACTTAGATTTATACGCAAAGCTTCGGTTTCAGAGATTATCTTTAGCCTAGCTTCATAATTATCGAAATCATTCCAGATGACTTCTTTTGCAGTACTACAGCATTTAACTGTATGTGACAGTAGACCACTTCCTCCGAATAAATCAACCACTGTTTGCCCATTAAATGTCTCAGATCTAGAGATGATTTCTTTAATCCAATTACGCTTTTGACCTTGAAAAGGTAGCGGTGCTTTTTTAAATAAAAGTGCCATGCAAGTTCCTTATATGGCACCCTTGGTGCTCTCGTTAAGAAGCTCGCATGGCTTTCAAATAATATTTTTATTAATTATATGCGCACATTGTCTTACAGCGCGGGCATTTGATCTCTAGACGAATAATAGACCCAACTGCCAATTTTTTACTACATTTGAGACATCTGAATTCCCTAGTTTTCGACTCCTTCATCAACCATGTTCACCTCCTCAAGATTTTTGATTGCTCTGTACAGATGGGTTGATTCATCAATCAACTGATCAAGCTCTTGCTCTTCTAATTCTGTACGTTGTTTTATACGTTCAAGACGTGTAATTTGAAGTTCAATAAATTCAAGTTTTCTCTGTTTATTTAAGACTCTTAGCTTTTTTTCAAAAGCTATTTTTTCATCTTGAGAAATTTTTTGAACATCGTCATCAACCCATTTTTGTAAAACTAAATCATAATATTTATCTCCCCCTTCAAAATCAGCAGGCACTTCTAATTCAATAGTTTCCCATGCAACGTCCGAAGATAAAGCATATGAACGCATATCTTCTTTATTTAAATAAATTTTTTTCACTTTTTTACCTCACAGACCAAATTTTGACTCGAACTTTTGCAGAAGAAACAAAACCGGCCGCTTGATTGGGAGAGTAATTTTTTGTCCAACTTAAACCATTTGTACCCGTTACCACCCTCACCATATTCCCATCTAAATATGCATCTGCGCCGTAAGCGTAACCTCCATAGTTATTACTGATAACTGTCCAGCCAGCTAACATCCACTTATTTTCAGTATAGATTTCAGTAACAGTTAAGATAGGAGCTGTTCCATATGGGCTTGAAATAGTTTTTGTCTGCCCTCCTTTCATTTCACCAAAGTCTAACAATGCATACCGCATTGTTCCTGCAAGATCATCTATCCCCAAATTCTTTCTCGCATTTGCGGCAGTAGTGGCTCCAGTTCCACCCTCTGTAATCGGCTTGGTTTTTGAGTCCACACTCTTCACCAGCGCTTGACTCGCAACAAGCGACTTAGAATTTCCCAGAACATTTGTTATGTGTGCATCTTTTAAAGAACTCGCCCAAGCTGACCATTTGTTGCCGTAATTGTTACGGGTATATATTTCATTAATACCGTTGTATGCGATATAGATCTGCGTTACGCCCGCTGAATCCAAAACAAAAAGTGTTCCTGCACGGGTAGTCGGATAATTTCGCGCTATTGTTGCATTTGCGTTTGCTGTTTGAAAATAGACACCGACATGTACACTGTTATTTAATGTGTCTAAATTTGTTGTGCTTAGATTCCCTTTTTGTGGTAAAGCTTGTTCTGCAAGTGTGTATGCAGAATCTGCTCTTTTTTTTGCATTTGTTGCATTTGTATTCGCAGTATCTGCTGTTGATTGCGCCTTCACTGCTTTTGAATCTGCTGTTGCTGCCGCACTTTTTGCTTGATTTGCAGTAGTTTGAGCTGCATTCGCTTTATCATTCGCTGTGTTTGCACTCGTTTGAGCATTGTTTGCAGTTCGATTCACATCATTCACAACTTTTATCGTTGCGGCTTGATCTGTTCGATCGCTCAATGAACTTGTTGAGTTTAATGTTGCTGATGTGCCAAGACCGAGATTATTTCTAGCTACTGTTACGTTCGTGAGATCACTCAAATTCTTGGACTTTTCAAGTCGAGTATTTGCGTTATTGTTTGCTAGTTTACTGATATCGTTCACCATTTTTGGTGTTACAGCCAAATCTTCTCTATCAGTCAAAGCACTTGTAAGTTGCACGATGCCTTGTTGCGATGTTGTAGCTTTTGTGATCAATAAAGACCATTTTTCAGAGTTTAAATGAGGTTCATTATTCTCATTTTCAGCAAGACAGATATAGATTTTACCGTTATTTTTAACAACAGCACTTTCAGGATATCTAACAGATTTATGCCATTCAGGAATTCCTTGTTGTAGATGATAGAGATTGTTTACATCAATACGCTTAAATGCATCATTCATCCATTCAAGCGGTGGTTTACCTTGTGTTTGCTCTAACGTTACACCCCACCCCCGCAAAATATCGGGAAATTTGAGCACTTCACCCGTTTTTGCTTCGCTTGCAAATACCTGAAAATCAGGCTGTTTTACTATTTCCATTAATTTTTACCTCTTGTAATCTCACAAATGAACCAATTCCAAACCCGTAAGATGCCGGATCTCCGCTAAAACCGAACGGTTTATCGGTTGTTAAAACTATGTAGTTGTACATAACGCCGATCGGCCTCACGCAAATATCAAGCTTAGATACTGCATATAAAATCAATGAGTTCAGTTTCTTTTTATTGATCAAAATATTCATTGTCATATTCTGTAAATCGACAACATTACTGCTCTCACCGAACAAAAACCGCACCGAATCGACAATGTTTGCAATTGTTCCGTCTTGATAATTCTTCAGGATTTTCGCTTTAATGAAAAACCTGTAATCTGAATCAGTTAATCGAACAGTGCCGGTCAATGAATCGCCGAATCGGTAGAACTCACCTTGGTTAAAGCCAAGCGAACCTAATGAATCGACAAAGCCAAAGTATTCCTTTGCGATTGCTTGATTCATCACTCGACTAATGCCGACATGACGACCGATCAGATCAAGTGCATAACCCTCTGCTTCGTCAATATTTAAGACTTTCGCTAGGTCAATAACTGATTGAAATGTGTTTTTTGTCTCATCAGTTATCTCTCGAATTGTCGCTGTTGCTTTAGGCTTCTTGCGATATTGCCATATCAAAAAATCTTCTTTATTCATCACTGAAAAGCACCTCGACCTTGTTAATTACTGCATATTCACGATCACCCGTTTCAACGATTGCACCGTTATTTACAGTAAGATTTGTTATGTAAAAGCCATTCGTTAGATTGATTGATGAGATGATTCTTGTTGCGTAAACGTTCTCACCGATCTCAAAATCAAGCGCTTTAAGGTTCTCTTTAATTGATTCAATATCAATATCTTCAAACGTTTTATAACGTGTGATTGTGAGTGACACAGTGACATTTCGTTTTTCAGGTCGATCATATTTCGCTTTTCTTAGTGCTTCTCTGTAGTAGATTTCGCCTTCGATTTGACCAAAGAAACCACAGCCACCTCGTTTTGCTTTTGTGAGTGTTTCGATAATCTCTTGATGATCGCCACCTAACACAACTGCATTCATTGAGTGTGGCGGAATACCCTTATCATCTGTTTCGCTTGTGTAATTCTCGTAAATAATGCACTTTTCAACGCCTTTAAGGTTCGATAATTTCGCTTGAATGCCCGCCTGATCTTCTGAATTATTAATTGCATGAGATTTCATAAAACGAGCAACAAAATCAGCATCACTCTCTTCATCTGCACCGCCATAGCTATTTGAGTTTGCAGTAATCTTTTCTAATCCAATGATTACTGTGCTCTGCTGTAATTCATCTGATTTTTTGAGATTAAATGCGCCTGCCTGCTCTGATCTGATCTTGACTCTTGCGCTACCTAGATCATTCAATTCAACTCGATCAAGCGTGACCCATTTATTCTTGTTTTGATCGATGAAAATGGAATCTACGGGAATATTGGTCTTTGGTGTTCCTGTTAAAATCACGTCATCAACGTATGAATATGATGATCGTCTTCGCAATAGCCCTGCGTACATTGCTCGCTGTTCTAACCATGTGCCTTGCGCTTGATATGGATCGAGCATTTGAACAATAAATGTGACTGCTTGATGAATATCGCTTAATTCTTGCGTAAATAAACCAAGCAATTGACCATCAGGCGTATCGCTGTCTAGGTTTACGTCTTGACCGTAAATCGCTCTAAACTTCTCAACAAGTCGCTTATAGATCGTGTCAAAGTCATCAATCGCAATGCCTTTATCTGTCATTCTCAACATTGAAATTTATACCTCTCTCTTTGTTGTATTTATCGTTGTACTCGACTTGTATCAGTAGCTCTCTTGTTTCTCGATTAAGCTTGATATCAAAAAAAGTAATCTCTTCAACACCATCAACACTCAAAATCGCTCTCTTGCAATCGACCTCAAGTGCTTGCGTATTTGGGTTTTTCTCTAAATAGTCGAACCAAGCAATGCCGTCATCTCTATTCAAAAACCAATCATTCTTGAGTGATAAGAGCTTTGTTTTGACTGATTGCGCTATTGCTTCTGACTTCTCAAGATAGTTCGATTTACCTCTGCCGAACGTCCAATCATGGTTTTTATCTAATTCTCTAACTCTCATAAGTACCTACTTTGGCGGTGTAGTGTCGCCACCGATGCTGTCTGTGTGAATGTGTGTTTCAAGGTCTACGCCGTTCGCTGTAACTTTTTGAGCGCTCACCGATCCGCCGAATGTTGCGCCGTCACCACCGCTTTGAGTGAAACTGCCAAGTACATCCTGATTGCCGATCTGTTCGCTATTACCCTCTTGCTTACTGTTACCTTCGTGCTCAATATCGCCCTTAATGAGAATCTTGCCATTTGTGACTCGCAAATAAGTACTGCCATCGTCTGTTTGAATTGAAGCGCCACCACTAAAGAATTCCGGGATCTTGTTGGGTACACTATTAACACCGGGAATAAAGAATCCATCACTTAAATCATTAACTCGATTATCCAGCGGTTTACCCTTACCACCTGATTGATACCATCCGTCAATGCAACGACTTGCAAAGATAACAAGTCCCTCATCACCACTAGAAATTGGTACTGTCATGCAAAAACCACCAGCTCGCGGAAATTGCACCGGCACATCGACAAGAGGTGGAATAACCAAGTCTTTACCGTTTTCATCAATGCGATTAATCATTACTTCACAAGTAACCGTATGACCATTAAATGAGATCACTTTCGCCGGCAAAGCAGTGTAAAAATCAGCTTGTTCTGATCTGATCGTGTTTATTAATAAGTCGTATAGAGAATCATTCATTTTTGAAATCTCCATTAATGCAAACTAAATGACTAAACCAATCATCAGCGAGAGTATCGCCGGAATGCTTGATTGATTCGATCTTGAAGTCACCGCTGTATTCCTTGAATCGTGATTGAATACGCACCAAACCACCGATTTTGTATTCGGGATTACATAGTGTTGTAACTTCAATGCCTTTATCTGTCTTGCGAGGGCTAGCGATCATGCCTGTGTCACTTGAGATGATGTAACCCTCATCTAATGCTTTATCTTTTGGCAAAACGATCAATTCACCGTCTTGAATTGACCAATCAGCATTGTTGTTCTGCGCAACATCATTCATCAATTCACGAGTGTTACAGATGAAGACCTTGCCTCTTGGTAAAGCTCTATCATTAGGCAATTCAACATAACCCCTTACAGCTTCAAAGTCTTTAATCGCTTCATTGACAAAGTCATTATCTGTCTGCCCTGCGCTCATTGTTCTAACTGTTTTCGCTTCTGTGTAAGCTTTGTAGCCATCTGCGCACTTTAAAGTCGTGATGATATCGAGATCATCTTTCTCATTAATAACCTTGATAATATCGCCCTTAAATATCAGTTTTGGTGAATCAGCAACGTAACCCACAGATAACTCAACTTGATCGTATTCTTTCGAGGTCAATAGATCCCGATTAGAATCGTTTAAGTTATAGATTGAGATTGTTGTGCTATTAGGCTCTGCTTTCTTTGTCTTCTCAACATCAAAAGCGATTCTTAAACCATTAATCTCGATACTTTCTTCTTCATTGCCAACTTTAAGACTAATAACACGTCCGAACTGCTTCATACTGCCACCGCTAACAATCTGATACGATTACGAAAATCATCTTTACTGACTGAATTGAGCTTGTTACCTGAACGATCAACTAACGTGAAATAGAACGGTAATCCTTGCTCTATCAGTGATTTACCGCCGATTGCTATACCTTTATTTCTTACGATATATTCGCTTTTCGATACATCAAAAAGATCAAACTGAAACCCCTTTAACACTCTGTTATAGCGCAATGTGAGCTTTAATCGCATACCTAAAAGCGTAAAAGTCTGCTCTTGAATGTCTTGATTTAAAACTAGAATTTCATACATTTCACTTTCCTTGTCTTTTTGAGATCGTTATTTCATAAGCCAAAACATTAAACCAACACCAACACTGCCGAGAAATAGCAAAATAGCCAGACCAAGCAATGTGTAAAACCGTATTAACGCCTTTCCTGCATCTGCTTGCGATGCCTCACCGATTGGTTTTGATTCCACTTTTATTTTCCCCACGAAAATAACCCCAATTAAGGGGCTATTTTTATTTACGTTATATTGGTTATACTGTTACTTAAGTAGCTTCTCTGATAGCTCTTTAGCCTGTTTAGTAGCTTCTGCGTAGATGTTTTTATCTAGCATTAAGTATATTTGAGATTCAGCAAGCCCATCATAGATGATTCCATCATTTCTACGAACTTCATTGATTGCCCTGCCGATTCCTTTTAGTCTCTCAGCTATCTCAAATACTTCATTTTGAAGTGACTCATATATCACATCATTATCTAAATGTTTTTTTAATGCTAATTTCATTAGACTTACTGCAAATATTTGATGCTTCTCTTTATCAGTGATTTCAGCTTTACCGCCTGCCATCTTGATTAAGAAATTAATCACATTCTTGTAATCGCTTGCTTTCAATTCTTGATAGCGTGGAACTTTGAAAGTTTGATACATTTTGGTGTAAATGTATTGGTAATGTTTTCCGGTCTTTCTACTTACTTCGTTTACCAATGCTTTAACTTCTTGCTGTTGTTCAACATTAATTGTATTAGGGTGTTCATTAGCAACTGTCGGTAAGAAGTGTTTATAAAGTGCGTCATAGCATTCCAATTGATACAAATATAGAGTTTCTTTGATTTCCGGTTTAACTCTCTTAATATCAACACCTAATAGCCATCCGTTCAAATAACCAAGCGGTAAACAGATAACTTCGCGCTCAAAATTAGCTTTATTCTCCGTTGTCATGATGACAACGGAACTGCTTAACACTTTGTTATTCTTGATTCTTCTGTATTGAGAAGCCCAATCTAAGCCGATATTTTCACAGATAGAGCGCATCGCTACATAAGGCTTACCTTCGTAGTTTAAAACTTGGATTTCTTGGTTATGGAATTGTACTGTTTGAATATTCATGTGCTGTTACCTCTGTTTAAATTAATAAAACCCATTAGGGTGATCAGGAGGTTAAGAAACAGCAACAAGTCTGTCGGACGTATTTCCCCGAAGGGTCTTTTATTAGTCGCCCTCCCGATCGCAAAGGTAATCGTTTGTACACATATCAAGGAAAGAGATATAAGATATGCACAAAAATACCGCTTTTAACGGGATAGCGGTTGTCCGCTTGTTGTTAGGTTCTTACGCCTGTACTAATAGAATACTCAAATTACTGCGAAGTTGCAAATTTTGGGTAATAAAAAAGCCCAGTTAAGGGCCTCATAATAAATACAATGCTATTCATCAACACTTATATTATATGTGTCTACTAAACTAATGCATAAATCATACATACCGTATAGGCTAGAAAAAAGAATATAGAATAAAACCATGTCAGCTAAAAAATTGAATATACTCCCTACGTCTTTTGAAATAAAGATAAGCATCATCACTGTCACAGTTATATTAATGAACAATAAGGTTGCAATAAATTTAACCTCTAGTATCACAGGATTGGGGTCGAACTCTCCATCGAATTCTTTTTTTAATTCCTTTAATCGATTAACCATTAAGATTATAGTTGGAATACATATAGCTAATAAAGTGATTAAAGCGATAAGCAAATCTTCTCTTAAAAATATAGATAAATAATTATTTTGTATCTGTAAAGAAATAACAGCATATAAAAAACTTAATGCTATTAAGATAGAGATGGATTTTGTATGCTGTTGTCCATAACTTTTAATCTTATGCAAAAAAGCACTCTCCTTCAGAAAAGCATACATTAACTTCTTTAGCTTAAGCCGGCGCTCTTTTATTCGCATATAATCTCTTAGCCTCACAGTTTCGCTTATTTTATAATCTTTTTAAGTTTATCAAACAACTTTGTAGCAGTTTCTTTAAAAAAATCGCCTTGGGTATCCTCGTCCCTCACTGAAACAGTTACTGATCTTGGTTGCTTCTTTGTGGTAATCACCCTTTCCCCTCTGGCTCTAATTTTAATTTCTCCACCACCTTCAGATGAGTAATCCACCATACCAGAAATATACTCATTATCTTCATTTAACGTCAAAGCAGCTCCTTTATCGGCCTCTAGCTCTACCAGTGTTTTTTTAGCATTGCATTCATCTCTAGCCAAGAGAACTTGCTTATCAAGGGTTTTTCTTATATTGCTAATATTCGGGGAAATCATCTCAAACTTAACTGAGTAAATTTTTCCTTTATGCTTTTCAACTATCTCCCAGAACCTTTTTTTATCAAAAAGCGGGTCCGCATATACAACTAACCCATAACTTTTCAAAATATCCTGAAGAGTCTCTATCATTACACCCACCACCCTATTTGATGAAGAAAATGCTTTAGTATTGGGAGATACAGCTATTATTTGTACATTTGGCTTGTTGTTCACTACAACTGTTACATGTGGCCAATCGTCGGTAGTATTTTCCTGAAAGTTTTCATCAGTATATTTTAATGTTTTTCTTGCCCCAATCTTACAAACATAAAAATCGTCATCACTGTATATCGTTTCTGATATTATCTCTAGTTTTTTTGCAGGGTCCTTCCACTCATTAATACTCCTCAGAGCCTCAAAAAAATACTCGTTCTTTTTTTCTCTTACATCTTCAGCCGGCTTCATATCTGAAAAAAATTGAACCATTTTCTGATCAGAAGTTAATAGTTGATATCTAAATAATTCAAATTTTATTTTTGTTACACTCATTTTCTCCAATATCCTCTAATAATTTATACCGCATTAGATATTACAATATATTATTGATAATATAAAATTAATACCACACTATATTAGTACGCACCATAATCCTATCTCGGTACTTAGCTGGGTTAATAAGTCGTCATACCTTGTGCAACAAAAATTGTCAGCCACTGTAATCCACTTTTATTGTCGGGAGTTACGCCCTGGATCTCATATAGATCGCCTCTAAATAAGATTCGCATCTTCGCATTGATATAACCGTCACTAATACGCTGATCTATTGCGATTGAATTAACTTCTCTAGCTAAATATTTAAAATTCATTTATAATTACCTTTGTGTAGTTAATAAAAAACCCCTGACCAGCCCATCTGGAAAGGGGTTATTTTTTGCGAGTAGCTATCTCACAAAAAGCATTTGATAGCGTCTAAAGCATTGCGCTATCTGTGTTTTGAGCCTGCAAGGATTCTTTGCAAGTTGGAAATTCAGACATTAAAAAACCACCCGAAGGTGGCTATTAAAAGATAATAGGTTGAATTAAATTAATATTCGAGTAATTTCTCTAATTCCTCTTCCTCATTACGAACTTTTTGGTAATGCTTTAATAACTCATTAAAAATCATCCCTATTTTAGGTGAACTTAACATATCGCTAATAATTAACCTTAAAGACTGTTTATCTAAAGCTTCATTAGATTGGTTATCAAAAATAACCCTACAAGGATAACCACCGTTATCTGCCGTTTTAATCTCTGCTAATTCGTAGCTTTTTTGTTTAGAGTCTTGTTTTAAAACAATTGCGATTAGCGCAGTATATTGTTTCAAAAAATTTTCATCGCGCTTTTGGGTACCCCAGATATTAACCCTAGTATTTTCTTTTATCTCAATACTAATAATTCCTTCCGTTGCATTTAAGATTTCTCTGTCAAGCTCTTTAAAAACTTCTTCAATTTCTCTCTTTTGCTTTTCTACCTTATTCGCATTTTCAATACCTTTTTGAAAAGATTCTGTAAATAACGACATATTAATCTCCCTTTTCAATCACGCCCATGATCGGCAGATGATCCAATTTTGATTTATTACTAGTTACTAATTCTAATATATCCGAATCAGCCAAAACTCTATTTTTTATATTCTTTATTTTCCAGCTATCGGCCACAACAAATGAATGAGAATACATGATTTGATCAAATGTCCTCCACTTTGTAGTATCGCCGGCACGATGGAAATAAGTTCCTATATGTTCAGAGTTATCGCTTTCTGACATCTCTCCCCAAAATGGGTTAAAAAATAACTCTTCTCTTGTTAAAACTATATTTCTATCTCTAGTTGCCATGATCTTTTTAGATAAGCTAACATCAAATGGCTCGTCATTATAATCCCCCATTAAAATGATATTGGGGTGATTGCCGACATCTTGATAACCATCTTCAATATCACAAATATATTCTCTAAGCCTATCTGCAAGATACTCCCTTTTTTCTGATGCTTCAGACTGAAGTCTAGATGGCCAGTGTGATAAAAATAAATGAAATATACACCCTGTGACTTTAAAAACAAAATCTAATCTAAATCCGATTTTGTAGGTTTTCTTGTTACGAGTAGTTGATAAATATTGTTCGTTGGCAATGTGTATACTGTCTCTTTTATAGATAATACAAAAATCAAACTGAGTTCTTCCTACTTCTCTACATGCTGATAATATTTCGTAACCAAATAAATTACACCTTTTCTTTATTTCAGAAATATCACCCTCGGATACCTCACATAGAGCGATAATATCTACAATTTGGTTATTAATTAGCCGATTAATGACTTGAAAAACAAGCTCCCTACCCTCTTCTTCTAGATTGGTTTGATCTCTATACGACATGCTTGTATTCCACCAAGCTAATGAAATGCTTGATTGCAAATTATTCTTCATGCTCAGGTAGTCTTATAATAGATTTTTTTTGCACTAAGGATAATCCTCTCCACCATTTGGATACTTGCATCGACAAATACGTTTAACGGCGAGCGTCGCCCCCTTTACGGTTCCATATTTTTCAATAGCTAATATGGCATATTCTGAACAGCTTGGTGTAAATCTACATACATTAACTCTCTTCTTGTGTTTACGGTAAAAATATATCAAGCTGATTAATATTCTCTTAATCATTCAATTTCTTTCCGAAATGAGGCAACATAGCTAGATCGTTGTTTTTTTAGATCCTCACTTTTCCCACCAAAACACCCCGGCTTAGCTATTATTTCTTCTGTAAAGGTATCTACTCGATCAAACTCCCATCCTTCAACGGCGTGTTCATTGACAACCCTTTCAAGATACTGAGCCAATTCATTCCCTTTACGATCTTTTTCATTAATAGATAACATTGGGGCAATTTGAACCATTTTGTATGTGTATTTAGCCATTATAATAACCTTTGTTGTTAGTAAGTTGCATTTAAATATTATATTACATAATTCTTAAAACCCATCAGTAATAGATTCTTTCTCTTTTTGAATTTCTTCTGCTGTGGATTTTCCAAAGTAAGCTATCGCAAAAGTTGCATCTTGTGGTTCGCCTAACATCATCCCTTCATCATTAACATTAAAATTTAGAAAAACCTTTATTTGACCAACAGCATCTGATTTTGGGCTATTATTAGCAGAAACCTCTTTAATATCTCTCATAAATAGAGTTCCTGTTAGTCCAAGACTTGAATAGATACCTTTTGCTTTAGATTTATCAAATGATCCCCATCTCTTCTCTAAACTATCGACAAACTGTTTGTAATCAGCAATAACCTTATCTTCCTGTAGTTTCATATTGGATAGCGTTATTGGATAGTTTTTCAAGAAAGCTATACCAATAACCTTATTGTCCTTATCTGTCTCAACCTCCATCTTGTCAAAAAATTTTACGTTTTCAGACAGCACATAATAGTTTTCACCTAAAGACTTGATGTCTTTTTTTACAACCCCGTCACCACCTGTAAACTCACAACCAATTTTGATCCCCTGTATTTCTTCATAAGACGCTTCGCACGCAAAAGCAAAGGGAATAGATGTTAATATAATTAAAAATAATCGCTTCATATTGATTCCTATTCAGTTAATTTAATTTTAATATAATAACTGAATTAATCTATAAATAAAACTTAACCCTGCAAAGCCTAACCCCTTAATACTTTTAGTACGCTCTCTTCCTGTACAGGCTTTAGCGTAGTATTCCCCAAATTAACTTTCGATACCTGACTTGGCATATCCGTATCAGGAACAATTAAGCCAGATCCGATCTTACTCTCAACAATAAAAATCTCTCTCAATGTGATAGAAAATTCACCTGAAAACTCTTTATCTTGATCGAATGAGATTGATGTAATCATCATATTTTCATATTGTTTTGAGTAAGTCGTTAGGGTTACCGGCGTACCGCTTCTTTGCAGTGATAAGAGATTATCAAAAGCATTCTTTACCCGATCACCGCCTGAAAAGTCCGCTAATGGTGTTTGAAAGTTTGGTAAAAACTCTGCTGCAATATTAATCGCTTGACCGCTCGCACCACTCATCAAACTACCGGTAAAATCATTAGCGACATCTAAAGCCTTATCAAATACCGGTGACACATCGAACGGCAAGGAAAATTCAGGGAAGCTTAACCCAAGTGACCCGCTAGAGAAGCTAGGAGGCTTGTTATAAGCCACCATTACGCCATTTATCGTGATCTCTTTAGGCTCTAATACTGCATGATCTGAAATATTAGAACCGGTCTCGATTGGATTTTCTGTCACTCTCAATGATGAAGTGTGACTTTCCATTGTCACAACATCAAAACTGAAAGAACCGCTATCGCCTGAAATCATGCCGAAACTGTTATTTAAATTTAAAATACTCTCGAACATTATCCCCTCACTGCTGATTTGTTGAAGTCACTAGCCTTGCCTATTTGATCTGCTAAGTAGTTTCCCGCTCGTTTAGCGCCGTCTAGCGAATCTGTGGCGTGAATCTCGATTTTAGAATCGACTTTAACATCGTTTCTAACCGTTGTGTTTTGGTTAGTCACCGGGCTTGGTACATTAATGCCGTTTGCAATTGAAGCAATTGAACCATACATCGCAAGAAAATCATCATTTTTGCTTTGATAATTGTTGGTTACATTATTACTGTAATCGTAACTACCGTTATCGTTTGAACTATTGTCGTAATCATAAATAGGACTAACTCCTTCACCCTTAGAATCAGCAATCGCATTCATTGTCGACATAGCTAAACTAGGGCTTGCCGGCATATCGTTTTCATCTGCCCCATTAATTGGTGTGTATTCAATATTTACGCCGGGTATGTAATTCAATGCTTTTATTGCATTACCAACTATAGTGTCAATAAAGCCACCGAACGTCTCTTTAATCCACTTCATTGCCTTTTTGAATGGACTAATCAGATAATCAAACACCGCAACAAAGCTCTCTTTAATCTTCTCTGGTACAGTCTTGCTATCATCGCCCCAGATCTCAAATAGATCCTTTACGAGGTCAAATGCAGCTTTAAATGGCGCAAAGATAAAGTCTGTGATAAGCGAAAAGAATCCTGCTATTGCATTAACAGTATCTTCAGCTCCCTCTTCAGACATGCCGAACCACATAAGCACATCTTTGATAGCATCTCTAACGTAGCCTGTAACCGCATTCCATGCTTCCTCAGCCCACTTTGAGATATTACCCCAAATGTTCTTGAACTGCTCGCACAGCCAATCCCAGTTGTCATAGATTAGATAAGCAACAACGGCAATTGCTGTCAATATCGCAATAATAGGGTTCGCCATCATTATCGCTCTTAGCGCTTTAAATGCCGTGCCGATTGATTTGATATTTTTGACTATCGCTGAGAATAAGCCTTTACTGCCAAGCAATGTAAAGTAAGTCACTAACCCTACTAAGATCGGTTTCCATATCGCCTCGCCCTCTTGAAAGAACTTAATAACTGCTTTACCGCCTTTAATCAATGAGTCCCAGTATGTTCCGAAAAGGCTCTTACCGCCTCTCATGTAAACCATTAGATCATCAATGAGAAGCAATAGAACGCCGAAAGCTGTGATTATCATGCCCACCGGGCTAAACAGAAAAGCACGATTCAGTACTGCCCAAGCCACACCAAGCGCAATAAATGCGTTTTTCCACCCGATTGTCGAACTTATAACTTTATCAATGAATTTAATGAAGTTTGTAACGACTTGAATGCCTTTGCCGATCCATTCTACAGTTTTTGTAATGCCGTTGGTGATGAAGTCTTTATTGACCATTAGCCAACCATTAAACTTCTCACTAACAGCAGTTAATGTAGGTATAAGGTTGATTGCAATCTTTGTTTTGACGCTATCAATTGAAAGCGATGTGCGCTCTAACGACTGCTTGTAGCGATCTACTTGCGATATCTCATCTTCTGATATCTGATAAAGTGCATTTTTAGACTGAAAGAGCGATTTTGCATTATCAATAGCATTATTAAAAGCAGAAGCGATCTTGTTACCAAAGAGCATTAAAGCACCTACAGAAGCCACGACAGCAAGCTTTAATTTACTAAACTTACCGCCTGCTTTTTCTGCTGAATCGCCTGTTTTCGTGATGTCTTTAGAGGCTTTATCTGCGGTTTTAGAAGCGCCATCAAGTGAGCCACTGACTTCATTTAACAATCCATCAAGCTTCTCATTGATAGCACTTGCGCTCTCGCCGATCTTATCAGCACCAGTTTGAAGCAAGTCAACATAACCGCTGATTTTCTGCGCTTGCGCACCATCTACGCCGATTTTTATTAGTAATTCATCTAATGTAATCATTTCTCTCTATCTCGTTTTTCTGCTAATAACTGCTCTGCTATCATCTCGTGCATACCAATCACATCATCAAGCGAGTAGACAGTTTTTAATTCATTAAGACTCGTTAACCCTCTAGAAATCGGCGACCAAACAAACCAATCTACATCACTTTGCCCGCCACTTCCTCCAAGTTCAAAGTACTTATCTTGGATTCGAGGCCACTCGGTAAAAAACCCAAAAAATGGAATTTCAAGCCCTCGAAAATCACTTGATAATAATGAGAGCGGTGCTTATTGAAGAATTTATTGATCTCTTCAGGCTTGTTAAATAGCACCTTTTCACCGTTTTCATCTGTAGCTGTTAAGTGATGAAGAATAAACTTCTCAACATTTGCAAACGATTCAGAGCCGATGTTTGAGATCAACTCACCTACATCAAAGCCTGTTTTGCCGTCTTGCATAGTAAAACAGCCCTTCATGAGGGCTGTTAATGTTTTGAGTTGTCTGTTCGCTTCAAAGAAACTTGATTGCTGAAACTCGTAAGTAATATCGTCAATTCTGATTTCCATTAAATATAGCCCTCTGTAAGTTTAATCTCTGCTTTCACCGCTTTAAGCGTCCATGTGTTGCCGTTATGCGCAGTGCCTCGACCGTGTGTTGGTGGTGTTGTGAACCAGCAACCTGTCAATGTAAACTCATCGCCATTTCGTAAGTCTTTGAATGAGATAATATTGCCCGAAGCTGTGCGCATATTGTTGATTTGACGTGAACGTAAATCGTTTAAAATGCGATTCATTTCAGAGTGTTGAAGTCCTTTAATTGCGATTGTTGCTCCCTTGTTACAAGAGCTTACAAATACGCCATCGCCATTGATACCGTAAGTAATGTCGCCATCATCACCCACCGGCGTAATGACTACTGCATCTTGAGCATTCTCAAAACCTCGTAATTCGATTCCATTAATTGTCAAAACGCAATCATCTAAAGAAAAAGCATGACTCATAATTCCCCCTATCTATCCATCATTAATACGATATCTGCAAAGTGACCAGCGCCTGCAAGCTTTGCGCACACCATTATTGGCATCATCTTTCTTGATTCACGATCTGATTGATCTTGCATATCAAAAGATTCTGAATAGAAGTAGTAGCCATCTAACGTATCGCCGTCTTTTAATTCGCCAATATCGCCGTTCATCCAACGACCTTCACCTAAGAAACCGTTAGTCTTGAACTGCTCGCCCACAACTTTAAGAGAATCAATGAGAATTTGTTGTCCGCGATCTGTTTGCGGGATCTTCTCTGCTTTCTTGAGTCGATTGAATGCTTGAACTTGAAGCGCATCTGCAAAAGCATCTGTGCCGGTTGTTTCATCAATGAATTGACCGCCCAACATCGTACCCTCTGCCAACATGTTCACACTTGCATAATCGGTGTAGAAGTTAATACCTAACTTGCGACATTTTGTTGCTTCATTAAGCGTAATACGATCATCTGATTGAACGCTTGTTTGCTCTTTGAATTTCACTGTTTTAGCAGTGTTTACGCCATTCCAAATAGTCGTTATTGCAATACCGAGAAGCTCTGCACCTGCATGAACATCGCCTGTATTGTTGTATTGCACCATCAAGCGTTTACTGTTCTTTTTCGCTAGTCGCTTATAGATATTTGAATCAGTGTATTCAATATCTGCCGGTCGGACTGCTGTAACAGCCATTACCTTTTTATCAGCAGAAGCAACCCAATCATGAGCCTCTTCTAATTCACCATCTGTTAAACGATCAGCAAAGTAAACACCGTAAAAGCCTGTGTTTGCATTGTTTAAAGCAGTTAATGCTTCTGACGGACTCTCTTTCTTAAACTCTTGAGAATCTTGGCCATTAATGATCGTTGCATACCCATCTGTAAGATTCAAAGCTGTACCGATATATGCGCCATCTAAGCCATCATCAAACACATAACCAAAGTTAGCGCCTGCACCTGCTTCTTTTCGAGTGAGGATAAAGCGATTACCGACCTCATCGAAAATCATCTCAATGCCAAGCTCTTCATTAATCGCTGTATTGATAATTGTCGCAACATCATCGAGTGATGAAACTAACGTAAAATCAAGATCTTCAGTGGTGATAGGTTTGCCATCTAGCACGAAAGAGAAATAACCGTTCTCGATCTCTTTAAATTTAATATACGGCGTACTAGCAGTTGCCCCGACAATTTTTGAGGCTGTCGCTTCTGTTTTAAAGCCGTCTTTAACGTATTTTGCGATTAGCGCTTGTCTTGGCTTGGGATTCGCCGAAAAGAGCGATCTTGAAGCCTTATAGGCCTCTGAATTACTGCCAAAAAGATTTGCAACATCATCGGCGCTTGATACCGTTACATAACGTGAATTAGGATTCGCGAACTCTTCACACATATCACTTGTGAAAATCGCTGCAATGCTAAAATCACGTTTTTTAGCACCTTGCCCCTGCTGTAAAATCCGAACATTTACAACATCATTCATTGATAAACTCATATTAATTTCCCTCTATTGAGATTTCTACGCTATCGCCACGATTCACATCAGCGATTAGTCTGTTATTGATTGAGAAGATTAGATCTACTTGCGCTCGTTGCTCTTTGCCACCTGAAATAGCCGTTGGTAAGCTTCTTATTTGTGAAGCCCTAAGAAACCCTATACCAATCCGTTTAAGCTCTCTATAAGCAAAATCTAAGCGCATAGACATTACTAGCTTATTGATAACCTCATAAGCGTTTTTGCCATAAGCATTGACTGATACTGTCATCTCGCTAAGATTGCTTAATTTCTCGACTTCTTCTACGCCGTTAAAGATCACTTCTGTGCCGAGATCATCTTGCATTATCGGTAATACTGTAATGAAGAAACCAAGCTTTGAAACATCAACTTCTTCATTACCGTCAATCACTCGATCACTAGGTAACGACAAAACCGTCGCTATCATTTGTCTGACTTCCTTCATATCTAGTCGCAAGACAGTGGTAATAGCCATAATCGCTCCATATTGCATTAGAGATAACGCGGTATCTCATTCCGTTGTGATTAAATAGATCAGTGTTTTCAATTGCTTCTTTTGAGAAGATGCTTACCGTTGGATTGAACCTGTTACCCTCCGGTAATATCTGCAAATCATCACTAGAAGCGGGTTGAATCACGCAAACGATCTCGCCCTGTTTTTCAAAATCGACTTTAGTTGCAAAGAAAGGATCACTTAAAAACTCACTGATAAACTCTCTATTCACGATCTCGCACCTCGTAGTTGATTGAATTCCGCAATTTTCCTTCGTCGATCAGCGTTCCGCTTGATTTCTTGCGCTTGATTGTGGCCGAGCTTAGAGGTGCAAAGTCATTTTCTATGAACGTATTAACGACCGTAGTCTTTAAGAACCTACCCACCTCTTCATAAGCCTGATCTGCTGAGATATCACCATTTAAGCACTCAGCAACACTCTTACTTAATAGCTTTTGAGCGCCTTTTTTTGCTTTTTTGAGTGATGTCCGCATCAGTGGTCGCTCCGGAATGACAATTGTATGAGCACCTGTTTTACCAAGCTCCATATACCCCTGCCCTTTTCCTAGAAATCTAACTTTACCTTGCTTGGCTTGCCTTTCTGTTCGATACCCATAACTTGTTCCGCCAGGATGACTAATAACAGCACCAAATTCATGAATTGCCAAAAGCTCAGCATTGGTCATTCCATTTTCACGAACACCGCCATCGATTGCACCGACAACTACCTGCTTATTTGACAGCTCTTCAATGCGCTTTTGAATCATCTTCAATCGTTCAACTACTTTTAATTTACTCATACAACTACCCCAAACGGACTTGCGAGATTGCGCAAGCTCAAGTATTCACGACCGTAGCTTGTTGAATCTAAATCACCATCACTTGCTCTACCACTTCCTGAACTTCCCTGCTGACTATAAGAGATCGACAAACCGCCTGCGGTCTTACTCGCTACAGACTTAAAGCCCTCGCCATTACTGAAGATTGGATTGCCGTTCAAATCAGTATTGAGAAAACCTTTCAGCGCTAGTTTATGAGCTGTATACGCATAAAGCGCCTGCTCATACAACTCACCAAAAGGCTTTTCTTTCACAACTTGCTTGCTGATCTTAATGAAGTTATCGATTACTACAGGATCAACCTTAGAAAATTCAGGGTGATATGTTAAAAAGTTCATAACACCCATCCTTTTTAAGCTTTATAGTCTAAGTAAGTCGCTGAATCAGGTTCTTTCCACAGTGCGCCGGTGAATGATGCACGATAACCGCACTCGAACGTTAACAAATCACGTTGACGGGTTGGCAACAATTCAGGCATGTGGACTTTCATCGCAACATATTGCTCATCGTAGACGTAGCAAACTAAGCGATTGAAGCCTTTATTGATTCCCTGCGCATAACGTGAAGGCACTTTCACGAAGTTAACTGTGAATGTACTATCGTTTGTCGCTTTACGAAGCGCTGCCATGATTCGATCCATTGCACCGATTGGAAGCATATCAGTACCAACCACAGTTGAAGCAACTTCGAACTTCTGAACAAGCGTCATAAAGTCGATCGCGTCAATTGCGATATGCGTTGGCTGGATACGATAATCAGACTTAGCCCATGCACGATTGTAAACATCCAAGATCATCTCAACAGCTTCAGTAGAAGTCATATCTTTCAATGCTTTACCTGAGGCGTCTTTCACGACTTCAACATCATCGCTATTTAAAAGCCCAACTTGACCAACAACGCCCTGATGACCGATATACCCTGCGTACTGAATGGTGGCTAGTGCGTTGGCATACAAGTCATCTTGCTTCTTAGAATCAAGCGTAATGCCGAGTTTTGCGATCTTCTCAAGCTCTTGTAAAGTCCATACTGCTGCTTTACCCCAAGAGCCGACATTTGCTTTACGCCACTCGATCTCTGAATCGATTGTTACAAGTGAGTTAGTCTTGTTGCCAATGATTCCGTCTTTAACAGAACCGATCACGCTTGTTACGCCGTAATCTTCAGTCTCAACACCGAACTCTAAACCTTCAACAACCGGCAAAGCTTCAGCAATATTGATCTCCGGTAATACCTTCTCTTGAAGCTGTACGTCACGCTCATTAAGCGCTTCTTCTAATACTAATTCAAACTCTTGATTTTCCATCATTCCCTTATTCTCCTGCCTTTGGTGCTGTTACTTGATAGCCGAGTGTAATCGCTACACAATCACCGCTCACTGTTTCGATCCAATAACCTAGATCGACTGTTGTCGCACTCGCTTCATTCGTTACTTTACCCGCATCTGCACCAGAACAGATTACAAACGCTTTATCACCACGTTTAAACTCAACGCCCTCAACGCCTTGCGCTACTACGCTATCGCCATGTGAAAAGTGACCTACATTAACTGTGCGATCTTTGCGAGCTGTTTCATAAACATCACGAACAACGATCCCATGAATCACATCTTTTGCAGACTTAATCGCTGTTACGCCTTTTTCTGATACTGCGCAAAATACGCCATACGCTAGATCAACATCTGATTGCTCACCCCACACCTTGTTATCTGAAGATGAAGCTCGGCGAATCGTACCCGCTCGCATTGTTTTATCGTTATCCCATTGTGTAAAAGCCATTATTTACCTCCTAAGCGCTGGGTCGCTGTTTTGGTTGGTTTTGCGCTATCGTTCAGTAAGCGCTTGCCGATTTTGTTCGCTCGTGTTGAAGCTTTAAGCCCTGCATAAGCCGCACGAATTTCAGCGTCTGTAAGTTTTTGTGCTTCTTCTTTCGTGTAGATTCCATTATCCACTAACACCGCTACATGAACGTCTTTCGCTGTTTTAGCATCATTCAATTTCACTCGCGGGAACTTCGCTTTTGCGTCATTTAAAGCTTGATCTGTTTCAAGTGAGTTTTTGAGCGCTTCTAATTCAGTTTTAAGCGTTTCATTCTCTGCTTTTAAACCCTCATTTTCCGCTTTAAGCTCTGCGATTTCAGCCTTTAAAGCGCCAACATCTTCTGTTGCAGGCTCTTCATCATTGATAGGCGCTTTCGCTTCTTCTAGCTGTTTTTTGAGCGCTTCGATCTGATCTCTAAGATCTTCTTTTGCTTCTTCATCTTCACTCTCTGCGAGCGCTAATTCCAAAGATGCGATTAACTCTTGAATCTCTTCAGCGGTTAATTCAGCACCGCCCTCATCGTTTAATTTTTTGCCTTTCAAAAAGGCTAGTAAACCTTTGATTCCCATTGTTTTAACTCCCTTTGAGTCTTGTAAACGACAATCAGAACCAGCACGACCCTCTGCAACGATCGCAACGTGGTTAGCTCTGATATTTACGTGATAAAACTTACCACCCCTCTCTTGAATATCTGCCGGTTCATAGCCAACTGATAATTCTCGAATCTTTTTATTCTCTTTTAATAGCTCAATAGCATTCTTGTCTTTGACGTAAGCATCACAAACGAGGTAATTGCCTTCACGCCTTACGTTTTGAATATGACCGATTGATTTTTCTTTCCAATCATTAGCTCTAACCTCTTTATCTTCAGGATGCGTCATCGTTAATGGCATACCCTCAAACGATCTTAAAGTTTCAGGCTTTGCAAGCTCTTCTATTGATCTGTGAACTTCGACTCTTTTAACTGCATCACTGCCGGTTAAGCCGATCTCTTTACCGAGATACTCTAAGACTGCGCCTTTTGTGATCGAGGCTTTAGTTTTTAGATATCCCTGTGGTGTTATTTCCCAAGCCATATAAGCTCCTAAAAATTAATCTGTGGCAAGCCAAGACAGCGACATTGATAATCAGTGCCGGGATTACCCTCATAGGCACCAATACTTGATCTTTTCTTCCACGTTTTGCCCTCATCATCTGAATAAACGGTTGGATCTGAATACTTACAAAGCATTCCATTCAGCACAAAATGAGAATGACGCTCGCGCTCATCGCCTGTACCGCTCCATCGATAGATGTCGACACCTAGCTTGCGCTCTCTTGCTTCGTTAAATGCTGAATTGATCTTTGCTGTCTGATCTCTTGCGATAAACTTCGCTCTACTTTTTGTAACTTCGCCCCGCTCGTAGATGCTCTTGATGAGATCTGATTGACGCTTACCTTTCTTAAAGTCTTCAAAGACTTGTGAGCCGATATCTTTAATAAAATCCGTCTTGATTGACTTAATCAGATCGACATTGTCTTTGATCGCTTGCGCCACAACATCGCCAATATCCATCTTGTCGATAATGCTAGTTACATCAATTCCTCTTGCTCTCTCAATTGACCAAACAAAGCGCTTTTTGTTCTGTGTGTTGCTTCTACCAACAAAACCTAGCGCAACACGTGTAGCACTCTGAGTGATGTCTTTATCTGCGATGCTTGTAAGAGCTATCAATAAGCGATTAATACTGTCATCATCGCCGATCTCATCGCTGTCATTGAGTTTTGGCTTTCTAACCGCACTCAATACTTCATCGAGCATCGACTTAATGAGATTATTGATCTGCTCTCGATAATAGACTTCTGCCCTTTTGCTCGGCGCTACTGCCTCAATAAACCGCTTCCCACGAACTTTCGGTTTCTTTCGTTTCATTGAACTCATTGAAATCCTCTACTTTCGTGTTGATTAGACATTTGCGAGCGATAAGCTCTTTCTGTGCAACTTCATCTGATATCACTTGTGCTGTCACAAGCCCTGTCATTGCCGTTGCAATATTTGAAAAGATTGTTGATTCTTCTATTTCATTGGATGAATCAATTGTTGGATAAGTGAACTCAACATCACTAATCATCTGATTCAAAATAAATTGATCAATAAACTCTTGAAGCGGTCTTAAAATCGACTCTTGTAGATTATTGATCGTTTCGTAATAAGCTCTGTTATCTTCTTCACCGCTTGCAAAACCGCTTGCTGATTGACCAAATAGAACAGTGATTGGACGATCTAAAGCACCTGCCAATACGCTCATCATCTTGACAAGAATGTCAGACAGACCGCCGTAACTTGCCTGCTTCTGTTCCCATCTGCCTTGTACTTCACTTGTGCCGGCATCGAGAACAATCATGTTTGAAGAAGATTTCACAAGCTTCATGAGCTTTACATACTCTTTAATCTTCTCTTCTTGACCTGCTGCGATCCTTTGCAGAAGATCAGGCACATAAAGCACATCAACATTACTCTCTTCTACGATATCAGCGATACACGTTACGATAGTGTCGAACAGCTTAATTGCCCTGAACGGCGCTTGAAGTGGTGAAATGCCATTCTTCTTACCGTCTTTAATCGAGAATTTACCTAATCGTATTCTGTGGCAACGTGAAGCATGAACCTTGATATTGCCCATTTTGATCGTGTAGCTTTCAGGCATTCCAAACGTTTTAGACTTAATATCTTCATCAAGATCTTTATCGATCTTGTAATCGTTTTTCTTTAGAACGATAAACTTATTGATGTTTGAATAATCAGTGATCTTGGTCGACAAATCTTCATCATCATTAATCGCAACAACAAGACAATCGCCAAGCAGAATTGACCATGTTAAAGCATCGTTCAATACATCATTGATCTTGAGCGCTTTCTCTTGTTTAAAGACCCGCTCTAATACCGACTGGTTAAAAGAACCCGCAAATTCACGCTCTTTTTTAAGCATATCTCTAGCGGTTTTATCAACGTACTTTGCAACAATCCACGAATTGACGTAAGCATTCATCAACTGCCGATCTGATACTGTTATACCTGTATACGTCACTGCCTCAGACTTTATACCTAGATCTGTATAAAGACTTTGAACGCTGTCTATTAATCCCATACGTCCCATAAATTGATTTCTCCGCCTAATAATTCGTTAATTGCCATCACTAAGCTGTCGACTTGGTCATCGTGCTTATGCGCATTATTTGCTGTAAATTTTTCACACTCATCAAGAAAATCAAATCGCCAGCTTGCTTCTTTGGGTAAGTAAACATAGCCCGATTCTAAATAACCCGTCACACCCATCACTCTCGTGTACTTGTCTTTATCGACTTGCACTGCTTTGATTGGAAATGAGTTTTTTCGCTGAATGTTTTGTATGAGTGATGTTCCACTTGCTTTATCTTCAACGAATATCGCTTGCGCATTCATCGCTTTGTATTTACCCCAAACATCAATCATCTTCTGCTCAAGATCAGGCGCTTCCCATTTGCCACGAATCACATCAAGAACATAAAGCCCGCCTTCATGCGATAGCCCTGCGACTAACAACACTGAATAGTCGTTATGCTCTTTTGTTTTTGAAGCTGTATCAGAGAAGATTGCTAATCGTTTAAGTCGCGGTAAAACATCGTAGTTTCTGAACCACTCGCTTTTGATAATGTCACCGCCTTTGGGTGACGGTCTTTGCATATATTGAGAGCTGAAAACATAGCTATTTGAGGCTCTCATTTGTAGCAATTTCTCTTTAGTATGTTTCTCTGGCCACAGCGGATTCTCGTTTTCATCGAGAACGGGAATACTTAATAATTCCCACTCTTCGCCGTTTCCACCTTCTTCTAGCCAACCCGCCAAGTCTTCCTCATGAAGCCTCTGCATGATTAAAATAATCGGCGTATCAGGGCTATTTGTACGGCTCTCTAATGTATTCTGAAACCAGTCGATAACGCCTTGACGGATCACATCACTGAATACTTCATCGGGCTTATGCGGGTCATCTATGATGATTGCACCATTAAAGCCCTCGCCAAATCCACCCGCACCAAATCCCGTAATAGATCCGCCTGACCCAGTAGCGTAAACACCGCCACCTTGAGCTGTCGCCCACTCGTTTTTAGCGTCACTTGATTGACTTAATTCAAAATCAGGGAATATATTGCGATACTCTTCGTGCTTTACTAGCTCTCGTGTTTCACCTGAGTTTTTATGAGCAAGCATTGCCGAGTAGCTTGTATGGATGAATTTAGCTTGAGGATTTTTACCTAAGCACCACGCCATCCAATTGATAACTGCTAATTCAGTCTTAGAGTAACGAGGCGGTATATTGATGATTAATCGCTTAATCTCACCCTTATAAACTCGATCTAACGCATCCGTAATCGCTTTATGATGCCAATTTTGAAGCCAATTGAAATTACGCCGAGCAAGAAACATATACCGAGCAAAAAAATAGAAATCTTCTTGCGCCATAACTCGAGCGACTTCTTTCCTTTCTTCGCTCAAGTCTGTAAATCGCATTTAGATTTCCTCTTTTAAATCTCTCACAATCTCTTTAATCTGGTCATTTGTTATTGGTGACTTTGGTGTCATAGAACCATCGCTAGATTTAGTGTCGATCTCTTGCTTATCTGAGTAACCATGATTTGCCAAAGCGAGTTTTGAGATTGTAGGGTTAAATCGTCCTCTTAGACCGCCGTTTAGCAAAGAAACCTCCTGTACATCTTGAAGACTTGCTAACGTGTCCGAAAAGTCTTTATTTTGCTTTCCCCATTCATATAAGGTTGAACGAGCTACTCCGAGATATAAAGCAAGCCCAGCAACACTTGGAATCACCTCAACATTATTTTCAATTTCTTCCGGTGTTTTTGACTGTTGAAAGAGCCAAACATATTCCCGAGCCTTTTTAACCATCTCTTGGCTAAAAAGAGAGGGTCTGCCCATTTCTTTAGTCATTACTTATCCTTTTAATTCTTTTATATCAATCATCACAGATGATATTCCTTGAAGCTTGTCGCATATCTAGACGAACGGCACTTGTTGCTGTCTGCTCCTTGTCGAAGTAAACACTGATAACACCGATCATATTGCTACTTGTTGGTGGCACAGGAACTGAGCAGACATAAGAGATATCGTCTGATTCTCTGATTCTTCTCTCTACTTCTGAATGCGATTCGAACGGACTACAAACAACACTTCCCTCTAGCAGATAAGTCATATCCAATCTATTTCGTTCGCTTGCATAAAGTGGTGCGGACTTTCCTACCCATGATTCTGTAACGTGCTCGCCACCGTCTGAATCATAAGCAAACATGACTGTTTTAGATGCTTGATTACCGCTTATATCAGTTGCCCATACAACAACGCTTTTAGCCTCTAAGCTGTCTACAAGCTTCTGTGACTCAATTAGAAACTTCTGAGGACAAAATCTTGATTGTAGATCCCTCATATCAATTAAGCGTGCTATTGAATTTTGCACAGGCTGACTTGTTGTGATTAATGTTGCTAAGGATAGCAGTGCCACAATCCATGTTGTGATTACCGCTCCTTTCCATGTTTTTGGGAACTTCTCTATAATTCCTGCGATTTTAAGCATAGCTCTCCTCGCTTGTTGTTCTTTCATCTGCCATTGCGGCACTCCTTTTTGTTTATGCCGCTGGCATTTTGAACTGTTCTGGATTTCCGAATAGTTGAACTACGCGGTTTTTCCTCGCAGTTGGATTTGTATACAGTACGCTAGACACTAATTACTTTGCGTACTGTATTTTGCAATTCTCGATACACAAAGCAGTTGTCAATTTTTACTTGATAACTGACTGCAATTTTCATCGTAATAAATAATATGTCTGAGCACCCACTTCTTAGTCTCTGACGTTAAAACATCATCTCTACTGATAGAGCCTCTTTCTAGCCCTGTGCATTTAATCGCCTGATAATCAATCTCGAAATGCTTTGCGCTCATCGAGCATGCGGTCAATATCAGACTCAGAAGCGCTATTGATGCGATCTCTAACATGCCGAGCGTTTTTTTCTGATTCAATGATTCGCTCTTGAGTTTCTGCTTTAGATTTATATCGTTCTGCTTCATCTTTATGTTTCTCAATCTTTCGATCTTTTGATTTCAATAAGGCATAAAAAAAGGCGAGGATTAACCCGCCTATCGTTAAAATAATATTTTTCAGTTTATCCATGCAACTCCATCACATCCCTTTGTACCCTGAAGCTGAGAAAAACAAACCGTAACCTATAGCGCCGCCAAAAAGAGCTATAATCAATACTACGGCAACCACTACTACCAACATAATTATTCCAAATTTATTCACAATATTAGCCTTATATAAAACCCAGAAAGATAGGATAACATATTAAATTTAAACAAATTATATTGCGCTAAGACTCATGATCTAACTTCTCTTTTGAGTGATCTTTCACGCCTTTAGTAACCGTCAATGTCCCAGCAATCGAAAGGTAGAACCCCAATACCCCCGTAAGATGATCGGGATTAGCGACCATCGTATAAAGAACAACTATTGATGACACGATGAACGCACTTACTAATATGAATTTGTTGGTTGAGTACTTTTCGTTACTCATCAATAGCTGTTTAATCATAAAATCAATCCTTTAATGTTTCCTGTATCTCATTATCAATTTTTTCAAGTCTCTTTTTTACACTCGACTCTTCATCTGTAGCTATACCACCCAAAGTAACAACATCTTTTACTACATCGACCGGCAACTTTGCTGTTTCGTAAGTAGCTCTTAATAACCCTTTAATCATAAAATACCTTTAAATCTGTCTAGTTCTTCATTTCATTAACTCATCTAAATGCACTAAACGATAATTGATATATTCGTATTGCTCTTTCGCTTTAAAGCTCGGACAAGCTTTCATATTCGTGTAATCGTTATGACCTGAAATTGGCGCATTAAAGCGATAAGCAAGAAACGTCAATAATTGATCTAACGACTCTTTTTGCGCTTCTGTTCGTGTGTCTTTCGGTTTTCCTGCTTCGTCAACGCCACCGATATAGCAAACGCCAATAGAGTCAGCATTATGACCTTTTACATGCGCCCCTGTTTTCTCAAGCGGTCGACCTTTTTCAATTGAACCATCTAATCTCACAATGTAGTGATAGCCTACATCTGACCAGCCTTGATTTTTATGCCAAGATCGAATGTCGTGAACACTGAAATCTTGGTCTGGCTTTGTTGCTGAACAATGCACAATGATTTTGTTTATTTCTCTCATTTTCTTTCTCGCATAAAAAAGCCCTCAATTAAGAGGGCACTATTAGAATTTTGGGCTAGCTACGCTAGCAAGTCGCACGAATCATAATAGTTAGCTTGTCGTGAATTGCATTATAAACGGCTGTTATTCCGCCCTACGTCTATCCGTAGTGTTTACTCAACTAATCTATCTTAGATTCTCTTAATACTAAGAGAAGCTAAGATAAGCGAGAAATTATTAACGCATTAACGCCACTTTTGAAAGCCATGTCGTACGACTAATCGCAGAGGAGCATGGGCGTATTTCATTTAAAGGGTACAAGCTCCGCCGGCACAACCGACATCTTCTATCTCTTCTGGTGTAACATTGATCTTTCTTCGCTCCACGATCTCTTCGTCTGTCTCAACGATTCGAGCATTCGGGTAAATAATTTTAAGTTTTTCTAAACGTATAAGCGCTTCCTCTATTGAGATCACTTTCGAAAGAATTAAATCACCGTTTTTAATAGTTGCATTCATTTTCTTTTCTCCAACAAAAAAAACCCGTATTACCGGGGAGCTTAAAATTCATACTAAACTCAGAAAAAGTAACTTTTTATACCAAAAAATATTGGTGAGAAAAAATCATATAGCTTATTCGTGATTTTTATCATTTCAGAGGAAAATATACATAACCACACCATAGTTATTAACGCATTAATACTAGACCAATATCTAGTATATTGTTTTTTCTTCTTATTAATATAGTCAATCTCTATTTGCTCTGAAGAGCTACCATTAGATGGCCTCAATATTTTTTCTAAATCGGCTTCATTTAATAAGTCTTTATACCTATTTGATATTTCATTATACTTAGAAATTAAGCGTTGCAGCTCATCCTCAACTTCTTTGCGGGCAAATAAGATATATAAAAATGAAAATATTATAAGTGCTATTCCAATACCAAATACAGCACTCCCTTTATCTCCTGAACTATTTAAGCTTGATCTAAATAAAAAGACCGTTATAAAAAAAGTAACAAATGTCCACATGCTGGTTTTAAACATATTAAACATGTCTTTTACAATTGCAGATGATTTTTCAGATTGAGAGTGCAACATATCTGCTATCTTATTTTTAACCTCTATATACTGTTTAACATTATCTTTCAAATAAAGATCATAACCCGATTGAGCTGAAGCGCATGTCCCTATCTCTAGGGTTCTAATATCATCATTTACTATATGTATAGATAGTACATTTCTGGCTATTCCTATTTTATCAATAAAAGGACCTTCACTATAAGCCCACTGATATATTTGCCTCAACTCCTCAATGACATTATTGGGGACTTTCCCATCAGAAGTACAATTTAACGTTTTGTACCCTTTAATTTTGAAACTGACAATATCATCCTTGATAGAGGAGTAATCACTTAAATACACCAAATAAAAGATCGTCTCCCATCTTTCAAAGATATTTCTCCAACGAATATCATTAATTTTCGCATCAAAAATGAAATGTTCAGGAATAAATCGTAGAGTCTCAGCATTAAAAAAATGTCCGGCTTTATTACGAAGCTCAACCTTTTCATTATAAAGATCTACCTGAAAATTGGGCTGATCCAAGCGATTGTTAAACTTACTTAGATCCTGAGCATCTGATCCAACATTAATAAAATTAAAGTAACCATTAGAAAAATCATTTAAATCTTCAAAGCAATAAAATTGTATATTTTGATAATTAAATCTGCGGGACACTTCTTCTAAAGTGTATGCCAATGGCTTGCTACTTAAAAAATCAATAAAACTGACTACGTCAAATATAAGTATCCTATTGTTTTCACTTTCTTTTTTTGACCATTCCACTTTGAAGCTTGTCGATTCATCAGCTTCGAATGACTCTATAAGTCTCCTACACTTTTCTGTAATGGCATCCGCATCGTTATTGCTACTAAATAATACAGTATCATTATCACCATTTTTTATTTCAACAGTAAAGGATTCGTCAATTATCTTCAGACATGAAAAAACATCTTTCAAATACGCAAACGACCCTTCATTTAAGGAAAGATCTTGAAAGCAACCAACAGCTTTGTAATAAGAAAAGCTCTGCTGTATCGTTATAGCTTCGGGCTTTCCAATAGATTCTATTAACCTACTTGTAAACGTCATAGTATCAACCTATTTTTTCTTAAAGGTTTCATATCCTTGGTCTGAATATAGTTTCACATACTTTCGCCCATCACCATCTTTACCTACATCAAGCTTATTTTCTAAATCCTCGATAGGCTGTTTCACTTTAAGCTCAAATATATCATCAATCATAATACTATTTACTACCCTAGCCTTTATTATATTTTCTGCAATATCAAACTGCGTATCAAATTCTTTATTAGGCGTTTTTGGCAAATTTTGTAGTTTATTAATAAACGTACTCATAGCAGCATCATCTAAATCAGGATTAACAGGAGAATAATCTTTAAATTTATCAACCAGCTCCGTAAAATCAAAACTGTCTTTTCTAAAATCTAAGACTAACTGATTCCTTAAAAAATAATAATCCTGAATAGACGCCTTCTTAATCTCTCTTTTCAGCAACTTATCAATAGCATCAAAAGCTAAACGAGTATTAATTGATGCCTCCCTTATTTCAACAGCCTCTAAGAAATCATTGCGCCAATACGCTGAAATTTTTGTATTAGTATCTGACAGCAACAGACTAGCTACTTCTCCATCATCTTTAAATGTTACAAGAGCTACTTTTTGCATTCTTGTATTTAAAGGCAATCCTGTTTTTAACGCCATTACATCAGAATCTAAGAATGTATTATCATCAATCTTTAATACAGCTATTGATAACTCATTGTCGTTTCTATAAACCACCTGCAATAAGCACCCCTTCCTAACTTCATGCTTTAAGTGATCTATACTTCTTTGCACATCAATTTCAACGTCTAACAACTTCTTCGCATTATCCACTGCTCTTAACGCCCAGCTATCCGCCCCCAAGTCTTCAGTCATAGCCTTTAAATTCGCAGCGACTCGCTCATTCATAGACCTAAAATTATAAAACTGTCCTCTAATCCTAGTTTGATTTTTTGGGGGCGTAGTTACTTCCGTCAAAACATGTTTAATATAGTTCTCAACATCATCCTTGGTTGCCCCATCAAAAGCACGCTCCTCAACAAGATTACTCTTAACAGAAATAGAATGAAAGGAGAAACATTTTAACTCAAACGACATTTTACGTTACCTGCTGACTTTGCTTAATAGTAGATTGCAGTGTACTCACGTAATAAAAAACAGTCAAATTACCTAGTTATACCAAGTAATTAACGCAACAAAAAAGCCCGCCGTAGCGAGCTTTGAAAAATTGTTTAGATACAAATAGCACATCATATAAAAAATATATCAAAATAGTTCGGACTTCGCAAGACCCTATCCTTGTTTTTTATTATAAATAATTGTTTCGAGCCTTACAGTGAACTCATCCAATGCCTCATAATAATCTCTTTTATTTTTAATCCCAACCTTTTTAATCACATCATCTATGCTTTCATTATCCGATCTATTTTTAGTAATAACTTTAAGCAAATGACTTCTTTCTGCACCTTTATTGCAAGAATCATTCATCATTGCCAACACTAAATTCGCGCGCTCCACATCTCGATTAAAAGGCTCAACTCCGCTTGGAATGCTTGACTCTGCTATATGAGCTGCCATTTCACCCAATTTACATAAAGGCGATCTATGAGGAAAGCCATTGTGCTCTGTATTCCAAATAACCCATTGTTCTAAGCAGTAATTTGCGTAATTGTAATCTCTTCTACTCATAATCCCTCAATCTCCACTCTTGCATTCTTCTTCCCTACACCATCAACTCTCTTAATTACGAGCGGATTAAAATTTGTATCATCAATACCTAACGCCTTTGCGAATCCGTCAAGATATGGCTTCATCGCAGCTAAAAGATTATCGTTATCTCGTCTATGATTCGTTGGTGCATAGAAAGTAATTTGAAGCCCATTTTCGACACTTATCAAGTCACTGCTCTTTGTTATGTAGTAAGCATCATTAATCGCTTTATTTTTAATTTTGTTCGTTACTGCCCAATGTTGACCATTTTTTCTATTCGGCATCAACTTGGGATCTGGGAATGGAAGTACTACCATTTCACTACCCCCATTTTTACTAGCTCATTCTGTGTTCTTGCAACACCTTCTAAAAACTCTTTTCTGAACTTTGGATTACTCTCTGTAGCGCTATGACAAGCTGAACAGCACCAAGCGCCTAACAAGTCATTTGCTTTCATTCCTGCACCTGTAATACCTGCCATTCTGAGATGAGCAAGTACAGTTGTTTCAGAATTGAAGTTACAAATGCCAGCAATACGAACTTGACACCGTTGCCCTTTAGCTAGTTTTCTAAGGTTCATCTGTTCCCCCAAACTTCAAAGCCAAACTTCACCGGATCACTTAGGTTATGCTCTACTTCCCCTATTTGCATATTAGTGAGAGCTTCAGCAAATTCTTGTGTAGTTAGAAAGCGAGTAGTACCAATAACGCCTGTACCTAGAACTTTTAAAAACCGCTCATACCCCACTCTCTTCTCTGTTTCTTGCGCTACAAAGCTAGCTATGACTGCTTCTTCTTTTTGAGATAGAATAAGTAGTGGTAAGAAATACTGATACTTACAGCGTCCTGCTTCGTAGATAACACCATGCCCGGTACTTTTGGCGATATCTCTGAACCACATATGCATTAAGCGATTTTGTGCTTTTGAGCGGTCTTCTGTTTTATCTTTGATCTCAATGAGTGGGCTTTTATCTTCAGTCCACATTTTGTTAATCTGCGCCACTAGATTGCCGAGCACTTCATAGTTTTTGACCTGGAATATCATTAGAAGTTGCTCCCATTATGCGCTTTCGTCTTACGAGCAATTGGAGAACCGTTAATAATTCCCTCTGACCTAAGCTCTGACAGTTTTGTTGTTATTGTGTTTACGCTCTTATTGAACTTTTGAGCAAGCTCTTCTTTGGTCATTGACTGATAGTTCTTGATCAGCCACTCAACACCCTCTTCATTCCAGCCGATCTTGGGTTGTGCCGGCGGTCTATTTTCAGGTTTAAATATCTTTAAAAGCGGATAATTTTTCATGCTATACGCTCCCCGTCTTTGTAGAAGTGAGCCTTAATATGCAATTGCTCCTCCATCCCATCCGAGCTTTCGCAATAAACAGCGCTATTTTTATCTACGAAGTAATACCAAGAAGGCATATCCACATAACGCTTCAACTTTATATTCCAGAACTTAATTATCACTTTATTCATCCCTACACCCCTTTCCGATAATCCGACCAAGCGAACGGCAAGAAAAGCCCATCGTGTTGTATTCTGCTTGCGATACGTTGCCCAACTGCTCTTGTGAAGTCTTCAATTTTCAAGTTCGAGATCATAATCGTTGGCTTCATCTCTTCGTAACGACCGTTAATGATGTCGAATAGAATATTGCGCTCATTATCACTACCTGCCTGAACACCAACCTCATCAACGATTAACAGATCTACCGACCTATAAAGCTCAATGAGTTTCGCCTCTTCGCCGTTTCTCCCCCAACAATCACGAATAGAACGAATCAACGCCGATACTGATCTGAAAATTGAATCGTATCCACGACTTGCGATCTCATTCGCAATAGCACACGCAAGATGTGTTTTACCCGTACCTACGCCGCCGAGTAACAGTACCGGCGTGCCCTCTTCAACGTGTACGTCAAAATCACGCGCAAATTCTGCTAATGCTTGTTTGATCTCTGATTGACTCTCGTTATTGACTTCGTAGTTATCGAACGCGCAACGCTTAAAGCGCTTTGCAATTCCGTCCACACCACCAAGCTTGGCTTTCATTTCCAATTCACGCTTGCACTGCTGACACTCTTTGAAGACATCTTTGAGATAATCACCGTTCGAGAAGTGATAATCGTACAATCCATGTTTTTCACACTCTTTCTGTTCAATACAGCGATATTCTTGCTGAATTGGGGCGTAGATATTGCCACCTTTTTTTGTAACTATTTCTTGAATTGACATCATAAAACACCTACTTTCTGAATTTTGCTGGAATTACTGCCGAACCATAATCTTGAGTATTGAAGTCGTTGACTGCCGTAGAACTTCCACCTAACGACCAATTGGCATTGAAACCTTGCCACCCTCGCTCTGCACAGATACGCACAACTTCCGAAAATTCCAAATTCGCTTTAAGTGCTTCTCGCTCAATCCCCTGAATTGCCGTAAACGTTAAAGGGGCTTTTTTGGCTTTTCGAATATGCAGAAAATCTTTTGCGACTTGTTCATCAACTCCACGTGCAATCAATTCATCAAATGCCGTTGGCGCTTTAGGTTCTTTGATAGGTTCAATGATAGGTTCAGAAGAGTGACTGGTTCTATGTGCATCTCCTGCACCACCCCCTAGTGAATCTCCTGCACTAGGTAGTGAATCTCCTGCACCACCTTTATCTGCTTCTTTGACCTGCGCTTTTTCGCTCAATGTGAGGTAATAGAGATTTGATTGTTTTTCATTATTTTTTGCTCTATACTCCTTACGAAGAAATCCCATTTCTTCTAGTGCGTTTATGTGGTTTATTACAGATCTACGACTTATTTCACATTGATCTGCAATATGCTGATGTGACGGCCAACACTCTCCCAAGTCATTGGCATTGTCAGCAAGCTTAATCAGCACTAACTTGCGAAGCGGATTACCAACCTTAATCCGCATCGCTTTTACCATCAGCATCATACTCATATTTCATCTCCTTTCAGGCTATAAACAGCCCACTTGCGATTCCCTTCTCTTTCGAATCGAGAATCTATTTGTAGATTATGATCTACTCTTAATTCGTGAATCCTTGCAGCTAATCTGCCAATTCCTAGCTTTAAAAGCGCTTCTTTGGCTGTAATCTCTTTACCACTCTCAAGATGTGCCTTAAGCAGTTGTAACTGACTTACACTGCGATGATTAATCGTGTCTATCATTAAGCCCCCTTTCTTCTTCCCCAAAAACATCAGGACGAAGTTTATGCCTACTAATACCAGTCAATTCTTCAATCTTTAAAACATACTCAGCTGGCGGGGCTTTTTTATCTCGGTGCACCCACATGGCTACATGCCCCTGTTTAATACTTAATGCAGATGCTAATTGACTTTGCCCACCAGCTACATCAATAGCTTTAAGTAAATATTCTTTTTCCATAAAAACTCCTCATTCGACAGCCTAATAATAACAAATGTTTTCAATATATCAAACTTTTGTTATTTGATTGGCTACAACAATTGTTATACATTTGTTTTAATTGCACGATTAATTAAATGAAGACTTTACCGATGGAATTAAAAGATAGATTAAAAGAAGCTCGTACTAGGAAGGGATATTCTCAAGCAAAACTTGGTGAGCTAGTTGGTGTATCTCAAACAGCAATTCAATATATTGAGAATGGGAGAAATCAAAGCTCTACCAAAATTTTTGATATAGCTAGAGCGCTCGGTGTTACTTCTGAATGGCTTTTATATGGCGATGAGGGCACAATTCCAACGACATCTGAAATTACCCCATCACCTAACACAATTACTTTAGACAGCGCAAATGAAAATATTTTTGTTCCTGTTATCTCTTGGGTTGCGGCAGGTAATTTTAACAATATAGAAACCGTCCCTGTAGATGAACTTATAAAATGGGTTCCTTGCCCAGTTCCCCATGGTAAAAATACCTTTGCCCTAAAAGTTGTAGGATCTAGCATGGAAAATCCAAATGGAAAGCCCTCGTTTGAAGATGGTGATATTATCTATGTAGATCCCGAACGTGAACCTGAAAATAAATCTCTTGTTGTTGTAACCTTAGATGGAAGTGCTTCCGCAACATTTAAACAGTTAATTATTGAACTAGATGGTAAATACATTCAGCCACTCAATCCCAATTGGCATGAAAAAATTATCAAAATCAATGGAAATGCAACTATTAATGGTGTAGTTATTGGGAAATGGACGGATATTTAGGGGATAAGCATGATTACTATAAGCCCATACTCTCTGCGCTCGTACAATAAAGATAATAAGTCTTACGAACAAATAGATAATATTTTAGGAAAATTTGATCTTTTTGACTTGGTAAATGAATTTTGCCAGAAAAACATCAATATCAATCAAAAAGATGATGATGCAAAAGTATATTTTGAGCTAACTCACTATCAAATCGACAAAGCTGAGAGAAAGGCATCCCTTACATTTTCGGTCGGTGAATATGGAAGTAAATCCAACATTATTGATGTAGATACTAAGACGGTATCTCATGAAAAAAAACCTAATGAAGCAGAGATTAATGAATACATATTCGTGATGTATTTTCCTAAGAGTAAGGATGAATCATTCCTATTTATGCAATGCATTAGAGGCGTTGGCATTCTCACCAAGTTTGGTGATTTATTCAAGCAATTTTATAGAGCAAAGACGGGGTTAGTGATTCAAATTAATCCAATTACATACAAAAAAGCTATGGAAAAATGGTTAGAGGGGGATGTTAAAGAGTATAGATTCATCAATTTCCAGCCATTTGAAGACAAGGCAGATTTCAAAGAAAGCTTCGGACATAATGAGGTACAAACTGAATATGTAGTTAAACCCAAAAGAAGCAGAGCTGGATTTTTAAAACTATTTAAACTCAAAGATATTCTTGATCAAGAATCTGAAGTTATTGAATTAATGGATGACATCATCACTAGATCTGACAGAATGAAAGTTGTTGTTGAGCTTGATGGAAAACCTAAGACAATATCCGTTGGTCGTAGGTCTTCAAATACGAATTACCAGGTAGAGCCTGATGAGGATGATCTTGATTTTGATGATGGCAATAATCCAACTAAAGAAAGTCTAGAAAAATGGATTCACCGCATATATACTGATTTTATCGATTCAATGTATTCAATGGAATAAATAAACAGTATGAGCAAAAAGATAAATGTCTGCTCCATCATAAAAGGGCATATAAAAACTCTATCTAACAGCAAGAACAGAATCCTCAAGAAGGACATAGTGTTTTTCTACGTGTTCCCGCTAATCTTAGGCGCCTCTTCTATACTCTTAACCCCACCAACAGAGGCGACTGTTAGTCTTTTTGTGAACTTTGGGTCCATATTAACCGCATTGCTATTATCAGTATTAGTTCTAATTTATGATAGGCAGAACCGATTAAACAAAACGCCTGATGAGAGTTTTTCTAAAGCGAAAAACATATTAATTCAAGAATTATTTTTCAACATATCTTATTCAGTAATAGTATCGCTTTCGCTAGTAATTACCTGCTTTCTATACAGCATAATAGCCTACCCTCCCCTGCAAAAATTCTTATTCTTCCCTATAATATTATCCTTCAGCTTAAACCTCTTCCTAACAATTTTAATGATAGTGAAAAGACTACACGAGCTACTAACTAATAACTCATAACTCATAACTCATAACTGCACTTTAACTTTACCAAAGCACCGCCAATCGGCGGTTTTTTTACGCCTGTAAGAAATTAAAAAACAAAAAAACAACAAAAGTTCTTGATCAAACTAAAAACAATTGTTATATTTAAACCACAAAACAAACAAAAGTTTTAAAAAATACCAAGGAAAGAGATATGAGATATGACCACAACGCAGAAGATCGTTACTTAAATGGACTTCTAGCAGATGAGCTAGCAATTCAAGACTTAAGTGAAGAGATTGATGATCGTATGGAACGTGAGATCGAAGAATTAGAGGCTGAAGGTATCAAGTTTGAAGACTTAGATGAGATCGATTTTAAAGAGATCAGAGCAAGAGTCATTGCAGATATCCAAGAAGAACGTCAACAGCGCTCAATCGATAAAGAACTAGATAGATACTGGATTTAGGAGGAATAAACATGAGAGAAATGAACGATTGGCTAGACAGTCAGCAAGCACAAAACTTCTCTGCTCTACTCAAAACAGAAAGTGATTTTATTGAATTGGCAGTAACTGCTGAAATGCTGTTAAAAGCGATTAAAAGTAATAACCAGATGAATATAGAGGTTTGCACTGAGCGGTTAGAAAGCAAGTTAAAGCTACTTGATCAGATCACTAAACGCAGAAATGAAAGATTTAATTAAAGAAAAGCCCTAAGCGGTGAACTTAGGGCGATTCAGTACTAACAACACATAGGAGTATAGCAAAATGAGTAACGCATTATCAACCCAAGTGAAGTCTTTAGCTAAAACATTGTCACTTGGCGGCAATGAGCAAGAGTTAATTGCAACACTTAAAGCAACGGCTTTTCGCGGTCAGCAAATCAATGACAGTCAAATGACTGCTCTTCTTATCGTAGCAAATGAGCACAAACTCAATCCTTGGACTAATGAGATTTACGCTTTCCCACAAAACGGCGGGATTCAGCCGATCATTGGTATTGACGGCTGGTTAAAGTTGGCGAACAACAACAAGGAATTTGATGGACTTGAATACGATTACAAATTCAATGAAGCCGGAGAACTGCTTGCAATTACTTGTCGAGTGTACCGCAAAGATCGTAGCAGACCTATGGAAGCCACCGAGCTAATGGTTGAAAACAGACGTAATACAACGCCTTGGAAGCAATATCCAAGTCGTATGTTAAAACATAGAGCGACAGCGCAAGCGATACGTTCAGCGTTTGGTTTGTCGGGAATTATGTTGGATGACGAAGCGCAAGCAATGAATGACAGTCAAGTAAATGCGCCCGAAGTCGATGAAGCGGTAAGAATTGAACTAGTCAAAAGAGCTGAAGAAGAAGCCAAGAAAGGCGTAGAAGCACTGCTTCACGAGTGTATGACGTATGCGCTCGTGGCAAAAATGGACAGCCTTACTCTAAGTATCACGACTACAAAATGGAACTTGCTTTAGAGCGCTTAACTGGTAAGCCAACAGAATCATTCACAAGTAACGCAATGCAATGGGGAATTGATACAGAACCTAAAGCCAAAGAAGCCTACACACTGCAAACGATGAATGAGGTTCAAGATGTCGGATTTATCGATCATCCTGAAATTGAGAATTTTGGCGCAAGTCCAGATGGACTGCTTCTTGATATGTTCGGCAAGCCTTTAAATAAAGCAATTGAAATCAAATGCCCTACCTCTAAGACTCATTTAGAAACACTCACAAGCGGTAAAGTCAATCCGCAGTACATTTATCAAATGGCTTCTCAACTGATGTGTTTAGGTATGAAAGAGTGCGTCTTTATGAGCTTTGATCCCCGCTTCCCTGCTGATCTTCAAATGTTCTTGTATGACTTTGAATTAACAACAGAAATGGAAGAAGAGATCACAGAGAAAGTGGTCAAATTCAATAAAGAAGTCGACCAAGTGATTAAGGACTTGGAAAAGAAGGTAGCTTGAGATGAAAAAGATAATTGAAGTAATCCTAATCTTCTTCAATGAGCGCAAGGAAGCGCGCTTATATCGTGAATGGGCTCGCAACAGAGAAGATCAGCAACATAGCAAAATGCTAGAAGAAGCAGAAGTATTAGCAAGCCGACCAAGTTATCGGCCAGCAGAATCAGTTGAGCTTAAAAAGGTGGCGTAATGGCATATTCAGCTTTTAAAGATCGATATCAGCTCAACAAAACAAAATACGGCATTGAAGCGCTGGAAGCTGTAGAACGTAATGATCTAGTCTATATCTTTGAAAACATATATAGCTTATCAGGTGCGCTTGAATCAGAGCTAATAGACGTTGATTTTGTCTATCGAAATATGTCGCAGTTAAACGATGAGCAACTAGAAAAAATGATGCTTGACGCTCACGACGAGGAGGCGGGACAAAGCAGGCGCGGTTTCAGCAGGAATCAGTGGCCAAGACTGCTACTAGATCCGGCTGAAGTCCACAGAAGAACATCAATGATCAAGGAAGATCTGTTTTTTGAGTATCGCCGTAGAAAATTCGGCGAACCAAGACCAGAAAGACGCTACGGCAAGATTGAAGCAACGCCGAAAATGATTTTAGAAAGTAATGGGCAAATGAGCCTATTTTAGAGGTAAAAAAATGTCAAAAGGAATTAATAAGGTTATTTTAATTGGGCGCTTAGGAAGTGATCCGGATATACGTTACACACAAAATGGTAAGGCTGTTACAACAATTTCGATTGCAACATCTGAACGTTGGAAAACAAAACCGGGGAACAGCAAGAGCGCACTGAATGGCATAAAACCATATTTTTCGGAAAATTAGCAGAGATTGCCGGGCAATACCTGAAAAAAGGCTCCCAAGTATATATTGAAGGCTCACTTCACACGAGCAAATATACAGATAAACAGGGTATTGATCGTTATTCAACAGATATCATTGCAACTGAAATGCAGATGTTAAGCGGAAATGAACGAATAAACAATCAAACACCGGCACAACCAAGCTCAGTGACACAGCAAAATCGGCAAGTAGATAGCTCGCAGTTTGATGTGTCTGATGATATTCCGTTTTAGAGGAGGTTTTATGAGCGGATTAAATGCTATACAAGATTTAATTAAATCAGAACAACAAAAGGAGCAGGCAAACAATGAAAGTATGGAGAAGATACTAAGCACATTGTCAGCAATATCTATCGAGATAAAGAAGATAAAGCAACCTGATGAACTGCTAGAAATAAAAGACGTGTGTGAGATTATTAAATTTAAACACGACTGGGTTTATAGAAACATTAGATTAGGATTATTCCCTGCCCCCATAAAAATCAACACTGCATCTCGATGGTATCGATCAGAAATTGATCAATGGCTAGAGTCACAAAAATCTTACAGGGTAAATTAG